GGCGTTCACCCGCACGGTGGCGTTGCGCCCGTCGAGCCAGTCCAGCGCCGACCCGACCCGGCCCAGGGCGGACATCGCCCCAGCGGTGTTGGCGTGCACGTTCGCCCGGTAGTCGCCGGGGATCAGACCGAGCCGGTCGGCCGCGCGCTTGGCCTGGTCTCCCGTGGCGCCAAGTTGGATGGCACTGCGGATGAACTCCTCACGGCTTCGCGACATGTGCTTCTGCACGTCGGCCGCCGAGGCGCCCTGGTTCTCCATCGCCGCCGCCACGTCATGCGAACTCTCGGCGAGATCGTTCAGGACACGCTGGTTGTTGCGCCCCTCCTCCGTGGCGATGTTCAGTGTGCGGCCGTTCTTCTCGAGCGATGCGGCGACGCTGTCGATCGCCTCGTGCCAATCCATTTGCGCGCCGCTCAAGTCCAGCACGCCACCGGCAAGCTCCTGCTGCTTCGTGATCAACTCGTCGAGGGTTTCGACCAGCGCCACAGCCTCGCCGTCCGACTCGTCGAACGAGGCAGCCAGCCGACCGCCAGCGGCACCGGCGCCGTCGGTGGCCTTCTCAAGGCTGGCGTAGAACGCGCCGAGGTCCTTGACGTTCTTCGCCGTGGTGCGGACGGCCTCGCCTGGCAATGCATGCAATTCCTCGGCAACCTCGCCGATATTCCCGGCAAGAGCGCTGAAACCCCGACCGAGCTTGTCCCACAATGACGCGTTCTCCGCGGTCGTGTCGGCCGCCTTCTTCGCGGCATCCTCGTAGTCGCCGAACGCTTCGGCCGCGGAGTCCAGGTCCATGCTGTAGAGCGCGACGCCCAGGTCTTCAGCCTTGGTACCAAACAGATCCACGGCCGCCTGGTTCCGCAAGACGGGGTCTTCGATCGCGCGCAGCCCGTCGAGGGTGGCGTCCAGCGCGATGCGGGCACTGGAGCCGCCGCGGGCGATCGCGTCGCCCATCGACTTGGCGTCGAGGCCGATCGTCCGGAACCCGCGCGCCGTGGACTCGCTGCCGTCTTGGGCGCGGATCACGAACTCTTTCAAGGCATCTGCGGCGAAGTCAGTGTCGCGAGCGCCAGCCTCCATCGCCTGCGAAATCAGACCCATCGCCTGGTCACCCGACAACCCGAGCCGCGTGAACTGGGAGCTGTACTCCGAGATCGTGTCCAACAGGTCGTCGGCCACGTTCAGGCCCTCGGTTCCCGCGTGGGTGATGATGTCGATCGCCTCGGACGCGGACCCGGCCAAGTCGTTGACGAGCAACTGGTTCGCCGCCCGAGCGACGGCCTTCGACTCCTCTTCGATGACATCACCGGCCGTAATGATCTTCTCGGTGATGTCCTGGAGCATCTGGTCAGTGGCGCCGTCGTCGACCAGCCCAGTTTGCAGGGCGCTGGTCATCGCCGCGGCGACGTCCTCCATGGACTCACCGAAGTTGCCCGCGAACACCCTCCCGGCGATGTCGCCCAGGCGCTCCGCCTCGCTGCTGGCCTGCCCGGTCTGGGCGGCGATCATCCCGCCGAGCGCGTCCTCCTGCCACTCTGCTGTGATGCCGGTGAGCAGGGCCCCGCCGATCAGGCCGCCGGCAACGCCGATCGGGCCGAGACCGCCGAGCATCCCCGTCAGCGTGCTGCCCGGGTCGATGCTGCCGCTATCGAGCGCACCGGAGATGCCCTCGGTGAGCGCCGACCCCATCTCGGCGCCGGCGCGACGAGCGTCGGCGGACGCCTTCTCCAGGTCGTCGCTGATCTGCTTCCGGGCCTGCTCCGAGGACTGTGCCGCCTTGTCGAACCCGTCGCCGAGCCCGGCGGCGACCTTCGTCCCGGCCTTGCGGGCGTCGGTCTCGATCTTCTCGAGGCCGGTTTCCTTGGCCCGTACCTGGATGTCGATCTCGTTGGGCACGGCTCAGCCCGCCAGCTCTGCGATCGGCTCCACCGCGGCCACGACGGCGCCCTCGCCCTCGCCGTCGACCTCGGCGGGGATGTCCAGCATGGGCACGTCGGCGAGCGCCGACGCCGGTCCCTGCTCCGGCTCGGCGACTGCCGAGACGCCGACCGGGTGGGTGGCGACCTGCTCGACCCACGCGGTGACGAGCGCGAGCAGGAACACCGTGTCCAGGTTGAGCAGACCGGCGTGCGTCGGCGGCACCGGCCGGCCGTCCCACTCCAGGTCCCAGTCCACGATCGACCGCGCCATGGCGTCCGCTGCCAGGCTCAGCGCCCGCTGCTGCGCACGCCGCCCTGCCCGCCGGTCGCGCAGCACCGGCCAGGCCAGCTCCAGCGACTGCTCGCCGACGAAGCTCGGCCGCCGGGCACGCAGGCTCAGGCCCGGGTACTCCTCGAAGGAGAGCCGGTAGACGTCGAGCGCCTCGGCGCGGTCGTAGGCCACTGGTCAGCCCTGCCCTTCCCAGCGCGGCGCGTGGCCCGGCTTGAAGTGCATGCCGAGGAAGAAGTGCGCCTGACCCAGCTGGGCCTTGCCGTCGGAGTCGCGGTGGTAGTCGCGGGGGGTTTGGAACTCCCAGCGCTCCAGCATGTCGCCGGTGATCCGCAGGGTCTGGTCGCCGATCTGCACGGTCATGGTGAGGTCGAGCTCACCGTGACTACTGTCGAGCGGCGGGTCGACCGGGTGCACACCGAGCCCGGCCCAGAGCTCCATGAGCGTCCCGAGAGACGGGTACGCCATGTGATCCGGCAGCCCTGGTGCCGTCGCGTCGCCCACCGGTCAGCTCCAGGTCGGGACGGTGCCGTCGGCGAGCACGAACGGCGCCGTCCAGGTCAGCGCGCCGTCAGCGCTGCGGGTGCTGCTGTAGTCGGTGCCGAGCATCTCCATGGGCAGCGTCTGTCCGGAGATGGCCAGCGAGACCGTGCGCCGGACGGTGGTCGACGGGATGGTCTTCAGCACGGCGTGGCTGGCGTTAGCGCCGTCGTTGAAGATCCCGTTCGGGGTGAACGTGCCGTCGGCGAGCAGCAGGTTGCGCTCCATCCCGGCCGAGTTCACGCCCGTGATGTCCTGCACGCCGCGCGGCGTTGCGTAGGCCAGGTTCGTGATGTCGTTGCTGATGGTCTGCGGTGAACCCGCGGCGTCGTCGATCGCGACGCTGAACCCGATGCCCGACTCCTTAGCCATCGGTCGGCTCCTCTCTGGTGATCTCGACCCCGGCCAGGGTCTGAATGACGTCGATCAGGCGCTCGTCGCCGAACTTCTCGACGAACACGCGGGGAAGCTCGCCGGCCTGGATGTCGATGACGACCCGCCGGGTGTCGTCGTCACACAGGCCTGCGTCGGTGAGCGCTTTGATCAGGGTGGGATCGCTGCCGGTGATGCGGGCCATGGTCAGCCTCTCTGGGCGATGGTCGCCCACTTGTCCTGGTGCTCGGCGAAGTCGTCGCGCCACGACTCCGGGTCGCGGTACTGGTGGATCACCTTCGATGCGCGGTAGTCGCCTTGGCGGACAAGGAACAGCGCGGGGCGGCCGCTGGGCAGCTGGTGGTTGCTCGCCTGGAAGCAGCGCTGCCCGGCGGCGAACTCCCAGAAGATCAGCTGCACGCCGGCGTCGTCGACCTCGTCGACCTGGGTGAACTGGTAGCAGCTGGTGATGATCGCGTGCCGCTGCTGTTCGGAGAGGGCCTGCACGTCGACGCGCCACCCGTTCAGGTACCGCTCGCAGTCGACCTCCTCGCACGTCGCCGGCCGGTAGTGGGTCTGGTGCGGCGCGGCGATCTGGTAGGTCTGGTACTTGTCCGGGGTCAGCAGGTGCCGGTCGGCGCGGTTGATCGGCCGCGGGCCGACGTCGAATCCGAAGTTCGCGACCAGCCGCGTGCTCAGTACGGGCCCGGTCACAGGTCGACCTCGACTGGGTTCTTCGCGACCGCGACAAGGAACGACACGCTGGAGAACGTGCCGCTGGTCGCGACGCGCAGGTAGCGGCGCACGGTGGCGTCCCGGGCGGTGACGATCCGCTCCGCGGTCGGCGCCGCCGTTACGGCAGTGAAGGATCCGTCCGTCAGGTCGGCAAACGCCGCGTCGTCGGCGGAGTCCTGGACCTTGATGGTCACGTCCGTGCCGGTGAACTCGGTGACGTGCACGTAGATCTGCGCGCCGAACGCCGTCGCGGCGCCGGAGTCCCACGACGCCCCGTCCGTCGCCGCACTGTCGGTGCGCACGCCGGCAGTGATCAGGGTGCACCACTCCAGCGGCGAGCCGGAGGAGAGGTACTGCACGGGCGCAGTGAGGTCCCCGTCGGCGGCGCGGTTGCCGTCGTAGTTGACCTGCTTGGCCAGCAGGCACGCCGCCTCGCCGCCGATCGCGCTGCCCTGCCGGTAGGTCACCACCCGGTCGGCGACCGGCAGCGCCGACAGCACTTCGTGCGCCTTCCCCGCCTCCGGGTTGAAGTGCGCCGTCAGCGAGATCTCACCGGATCGCAGTCCGCCGATCCGCTCGAACGCCAGCTTGTCGATGCCCGTCTTCTCAAGTACGGCAGGGCCGCCGCCGATCCGCGACAACTCCTTGATGTCGTTGGACGCCTCGAACCCGGCCACGTACAGGCCGGCGCCGAGCCCGGACTGCTTGGTCACCTACTCCGCCCCCTCGGTGGAGGCGCCCGTGCCGGCGTCGCCCTGGCCGGTCAGCTTGGTCAGCTTGTCGACCAGCGTGACCCGTGGCTTCTCGGCGGCCTGCTCGGTGGCCAGGGCCCGCTTCGCCCGGTCCGGGTCGTCGCCGACCCAGGCCAGCACGTCTTCGGCCGAACCGGTCGGCACCGGGTCGACGCTCTGGTCCCAGCCCTGGTCACCGTCGCCGGCGCTCGGTTCACCGCCGAGCGCGGCGATGTGCTCGGGTGAGCCCGTCTCGTAGTGCTCGGACGCCCCGCACTGCGGGCACTGGGGGGCGCCGATCGCGTACTCGACCCCGTCGTTCGCGCACGTCCACGTGGCCATGCCTGACCTCCCTCAGGACCCGTAGGTCCACACGTCGTTGACGATCAGCGGGCACCGCAGGGTGATCACCCGGCAGGTGCCCTCTTGGATGTCGAGCCATCCGGTGGTGAAACCGAGCGGCTGGCCAGTCCCGCCCTGCGCGTCGACCTGGCGCACCAGCCCGCCGAGGGTGAAGTCCCCGCACAGGGCCGCGCCGAGCTTGTCCACCGCGCGGATCAGGTCGAGGTCGATCGCGTCGACCGGGTGCAGGTGCGCAGGGCCGTAGGCCCGGAACATCAGCTCGACCCGCATCGACAGCGCGCCGAGACCGGAGGACTGCACCCCGTCTCCGATGTTCGGCCAGACCGCCAGGTGCAGGCCCTTGCCGAGCACGTGCGTCGGCTCGCTCGCGTTGACCGTGTCGAACACCGCGAGGCGCTTGCCCCACGACACCGCCTCGTTGATGATCTCCTCGAACGCCACCGGTCACCCCATCTTCTCGATGAACGGCCGCATGGCCTGCTCGACGATCGACCCGGCCCGGGGGTCGACCTGCCGCTCGGCCTGGTCCCAGTGGCGGTAGCCCTTGAACCGCGACCGCCGGTTGCGCGGCGCGTCGCCCTGCAACCAGTCGCTGTAGACCACGCCGGAGTCGGTGACCACCCGGTCCCCGCGGCCGGCCTCTACCCGCACGCGGGACTCGTAGTAGCCGCTGCGCTGCCGGGCCCGACGACGGATCTCGAGCCGCACCTGATCCCGGACGGCCTCGGCGACCGCCAGCTCGGCCGCCTCCGCGCCCTGCTCCAGCAGCCGTCGCGCCGTGCCGTCGAACAACGGCCCGGAGAACGAGACAGTCATCAGAACCGTCGGCGTCCGTGCGCGGCGTAGGCGCGGGTACGCAGGTCCTCCAGACCGGCGCCGGCGGCGTCGCGTTCAGCGTCACCGGAGCCGACCTTGCGGCCGTAGCCGGTGTTCTCCTGCGCGACCGCGACGAGCGCCTCGCCGATGCACAGCTGCCGCACCAGGTCGGGAATCCGGTGCGTGGTGACCGCCGCGCCCTGGGCGTGAGTGGCCGCGATGGTGCCGAGCGCCCCACGGGCCACGGCCAGCCGGCGCGGGGCGTAGACGTCCGCGCCCGTGGCGTGCTCGGCCAGCGCGGAGCCGTCCCACGCCCGCTTCACGATCAGGGTGTTGCCGGCGATCTCGGTGATCAGCATCTTCTCGGCGTCGACCATGACGACCTCGCCCTCGACGAACGCCGCACCCGATCCGACCGGGACGACCCGCGCGCTTTCGGTCGACGTCACGTTCCCGGCGAGGTTCTGCCCGGTGTCCACCATGGACCGACCGGACACGATCATCCGCTCGGCGCCGACCTTCAGCAGATGACCGACGCCGACCGCGGCCGAGTCGGTCACCGCGGTGGTGATCGTGTCGGCGACCGCCGCGGCGAGCGCCCCAGCCGGGTCCTCGCGATCCCAGTAGCCGTAGACGCCGGTGATCTCGACCGCACGCCGCCCGGCCACCCCGTCGGGCAGCGTGACCGTCGCGTCCAGCTCCACCGCCGTGTACGGCCCGTCGCCCGACTGGCCGGCGGCCAGCAGGGTGTAGTGCGCCGGGTCGACCAGCACCCCGGCGACCCGGATCTCGGTGCACGCGATCAGCTCGTCGCGGCCGAGCGCGACCGTGCGCGCCCCGTCCTCCCGGTCCACATGCGACGGCCAGTCGAACGCCCTCGCGGCGACCTCCGGGTAGAACACCCGGTGAAGCTGGTCGGTCTCGATCGAGTCCGTGGCCGAGGCGATCGCCCGGTCCACCTGCTGGTTGTTCCGCGCGGTCTCCCGGGTGTCGGTGGCCCGCTTGACGTCCTCCCGGGTCGCGTACCAGACGGCGACCATCTAGGAGGTCACCTCCTCGGCGTCCCGCTCGACGGGGTCGGGGTAGGGCCAGGTGCCCGGGAACGCGAACTGCGGGCCCGCCGCCGCGCGGCCCGCCAGCCGGGCGATCTGCTCGTCGGTCAGGTACACCAGCCGCTGCGCCGCCTCACGGTCAACGTCGCCGTCGTCTTCCTCGACGGCCAGCAGGCTGTAGTACGCGCGGACCGCGGCCTCGAGCACGACCGCTTTCGCGGTGATCGGGTAGGTGGCGAGCTCGCCGACCTCGGCGACCACCAAACCCTCGGCCAGCTCCAGCAGCAGCTGATGCTTCGCCGCCGCCGCACTGTCACGGCGGATGGCGTACGCGAACTCCGCCAGTGTCGCGATCATCCGCGTACGCCCCCGCTCACTTCTCGCCCTGGCCGGTCACCTTGGTCAGCTTGTCGACCAGGGTGACCCGTGGCTTGTCGGCGGCCTGCTCGGTGGCCAGCGCCCGCTTCGCCCGGTCCGGGTCCTGGCCGACCCAGGCCAGCACGTCCTCGGCCGAGCCGGCCGGCACGTCGTCGTCACCGCGGTCGGCCGGCCGACAGTCGGCCGGTT